GATAGGTGTTGCAAACTTTCTAACTTGTTTAGCGGTGTTGCCCATTTTGCCTTGAACAAATCTGATTCTACCCCTTGCATCTTCAATATCCTTGAATATTACTGGGTATTTGTTTTGCAATATCTTTGCAAGTGTACGATTTGCCGTTATTTTAGGGTTTTCCAATAAAACTTCTTCGGCTAATTTAGCTTTGTTAATCTTCATTTTGTTCGTCAAATATTTCAGCGTGAATCTCCGAGACGTAGTAGTCTAAAACATCCAACACTCTTTGTTTTATTCTATTTTTTTGCGCTTGACCTTTCTTATCGTATGGGTCAAGAAATTCGATTGAACTCAAAGCATAATAGCACTGACTAATTATTTCAGCCCTTGTGTCGTAATCCTCGTAAAATACTTCTTGTTCTTCATCATTCCCATCCATATTGTTCGTCATATTCAAAAGGTATTTCGTATGGAATTTCTATTTGGGTTTCCATTATAGATGTTTCCAAGTTTTTCCAAGATTAATATCTGTTATTGCAGATTGCCCTACATTAAATAGTTTACTTATTTTACGTTGAGGCACACCTTCTTTTAACATAGTTTTTATTTTGTAAACATCTTCCATTTTTAATTTTGAACATCCATGACCTTCACCTTTTGCTTTTAAACCTAAATTCATAGCATGTATATGATTTTCATGACTTGTAACCCATTCTAAGTTTTCTACTCTATTATCTGTTTTTATTCCATTTATATGATTTACAAATGGTTTATTTTGCGGATTAGGTATAAAAACATGCGCTATCATTCTATGAACTCCTATTCTTACATATTTTCCATTTAAATATATTTTTTGGACATAATATCCATTAGTATATTTTGGTGGATTTAATTTTTTACCTTTTGAGTAAACGTTGCCTTGCTTGTCTACTTCATAATTTTGATTATATGTGTATTTTTCCATACTTCAAATATAATAAAAAAGGCAAATTAAAACAATTCACATATTTTTATATTCTATTTCTGCATTAAAACATGGACAATACTTTACAAACTCGTTAGGTGTTATTTTGCCATCCCTATTCTTATCGGGTGAAAAGTCCCGATGTCCTCTAATCTTAGCTTGTGGAAATTGAACTTTGAGCAATTTTAAAACTCGTTCTAATGCGGCTTTCTGCTCACTTGTGCGTGTGTCCTTACCATTCATACCACCTTTATAGCAAATGTGAATAGAATTAGCGTTAAAACCCTTTACGCCATTAGTTGGTTTAGATATGTCGGTAATGTTTTCTACACTTCCATCTTTATTGATTAAGTAGTGGTAGCCATAAGACTTCCATCCAAGCACCTTTGCCCAATAGTGTTTAATATCGGTTGTTTTTTGGTCTTGTGGACCAGCCGTGCAATGAACTACTAAAAATCGGATGTCTCTCATGATTCTGCTTTTCTTTGAAGCACGTTAAATAGGTTCTTTAATAAGTCAATACCTGTAATCGCTTGGATATTTTCTCGCATAGATTGTAACTCGCTTAAAGCTATCATAGCAATTACAGGCTTAACCAATGGAATTTCATCACCGAAATACACCTCACATAATCTTACCGCAGCAATTGCAACTAAGTAAGATGAACCTGTGTAGAATTTCTTTATCATTTTTCTACTACTAATCTCACCCGCTTTCTGCGCTTTAATTACTCCAGTAATCCAATCGAACATTACTAACCCGCCAACAAACAATAAACTTGTGAGTATTGGCGAAAGATAAGCTATCAGACCCGTGACTAAATAGATGGTGTATTTCTCTTTCATTATCCTATTCGTGGCGTTATTATTTCAAAATATATTGGATTTCCTAAAACAACTTGTAAACTTTCATCATAAACAATATACCAAAATTGAGGCTTGTTTAATTGTGCTAACTGATATTCAACCCAATTTTGAGTAACATCATCAGGACTTACAGGAATGCCGTAATAATCATTACAAGCCTTTTGCGCTGCTTGTGCTTCGCTTTCTGTGGTGTATTTATATCCGTTAATAAATGCCATAATAAGTGTTAATATTAGATTGTATGCCTGATTTGTCTGCTACTTTATTTGTGTTATAATAAATCACTTCACTAATAACTCCATTAAAATGGTCACCATAAGTAGTATCTGCAAATAACTGAATGTTATTTTGATTACCAGTTAAAGTGCGAGTGTTATTTGTTAATGTTTGTAATGAACCATTTACATTCATTTCTATTGAACTTGCAGCACTAAAAATTGATGACAATTCGAAATTTGTTGTACTATTTCCATCAACTGAATTGTTGCCCGCATCACTATAAATAACTCTTTTTCCTGTCAATGCACTACTTAACATCATGTTTAAAGGATTAGTAGAATTTATATTTCCAACACTAGCAATTGTGTTATATGAGCCTAAAACATTAGCCTTATAAACGCAAATTAAACTATTTTGTGTGCTTGTTCCACTTCCTACTCTCCTTAATAAATCATTTGTTCCATCGCTCTTAATAGTGGCTTTACTATTTTGAGTTAAAACTACTCCACTACTAACTATTTGAGGTTGATTTGCTGCAGTAGTTTGAACTAAATTATTAGAACCTTCGCTTTGGTCATACCAAGTAGTCACAAAGCCATTTCCCGCTCCACAAAAAGTTTGTGCTGCTGCGCTATCGAACTCATTGTTTAAGAAACCTATATCAGTTTCGGTGTTATCACTTGAACGTCTTATTCTAACTGCTGCACCTGTATAGGCTGCTCTCAATTTTCTTAAACTATACGCTGCTGCTGCATTTGGATATAAATCAAGTAAAGCTTGAAATGCAGGTGCGCCTGCTTTACGCTGCCCAAAAGGAATACCAATTCCAATTCCTACCATATTTAAACCTCCCTATATCCGTAACCGATTACAGAACCACTCGCAGGGGTTACATTTGCTATCGGGTCACCATTGAACATAGGAATAACCATTCCCGCACTCAAAGTCTTACCTGATAAACCATATTCAGAAATCAAATTTTGACCTCCCGCAGTTGTTAAAGTGCTTAAAACACAATTAGCGTTTACTACTAAGCAGTAAAATCTATTGCCTGTACTTGATGCGTCAATGAATTTAATCCCATTGCCACCTAAAATCTTTTGCTCGTTTGTCATATCTTTAAATATTTTATTTTGTTATTATTTTAATTTGAAGGAATAGCGCATGAATTATATGTGCTTGGAACATTTAAGGTTATATTAGCAGTCCACCCAGCTACTTCATCACCCTGAGAATCCATAAAAGGGGTTAAAGTAATGGAATCTTGAATTAAAAACACCTCACTCGGATTTCTTAGTTCTATGATTACATCCTCTATCATTTGCAAAGTGTCGCTCATTACATCATTCTCATTAGATAAGTCTTTTTTAACTATATCCATAACCATAAGTTGAAAATTCAAAGCAATTACCTTGTAAGAAAAGTTTGAAGGTGCTACATCAGCAAATAAAACGGGGTATTGCATAGGACTTTCCGTTCCTAAGTCAGCAATATCGCCAAAGAAAAAGCTATTTATTTGCTCGTGATTTGTTGCTATTGTTTGCAACTTGGCAATCAACTGATTTAAAGTGACCTTCATATTTCTTTACAAATTGTTTTAATTTCTCTACGTTTGTCTTATTCTTACTTCCTGATTTTCTCATGATAACCATCTTTTTGGGTTGTTTCCTTGATATTTTATCCTTGCAGGTATCTCATCACAATCTATCTCACCACCTAAATACATTCCATTTGAGTAGTTTCTCGCAGTTGGATAGATAGTCGAAACATCTGCGTTGCCTTGATTTAAGTAAGCAGGGTATTTGTTAGGATTAGCCATTAAATATAAGGTAACTCTCTCTGCGTAATATTGCGCCCTATTAATCGCCTTATCCATTAAGTATCTAATATCGTTCAAACTCGCTTGCTGACTAAACTCTGAGGACTTAGTAGCCACGTTCTTATTTTGAAACTTAAAACTCAAATCCAACATCGACTCATAAACGCAATATTTAATCATTGTTGGTTGAACGTATGATTGCAATAAAACTTGATTATCTGCGCTCACTGAGTTCCCACTTACTTGACTGATTAACTCGTTATACAAAGCCGTTCCCAATAATGGTAGGATATAAATATTTTGAACCTCCTTAATAGTAGGTATCAATAACTTTGGGTCTACATTCTCACTAATAACACTCTCTTGTTTTAGTGCTGCTTCCCCTATAAATAGTACTGTTGCGTTTAACATATTACTTCTTTTTAACTAATACTGAACTCCATTGATGTCTGCAAAAAGGCAAGTGAATGTCTGTTCCTTTCACAGTCTGCCAACCACCACGTTTTGTCCAAACATTTCTATCTACTATACTACTAATTTTGTCAATCTCTGCACGAGTGTAAACTTTATTTAAGTTTAATAACGCTCTGCAAAAATCTCTATTTTTAGAATCACGTGGACCAGTGTATTTGTACTTAACCTTAAAAGAATCCAACTCATTTGCCACTCTATCTAATATCGAAGCCGATGGAGGTGGAGTTAAGATATTCCAAGCACCTTCCGTAATTCCTAAGACCTTGTTTTTTTCTAAGTTAACTACCAACTCCTTAACTTTACTTTCGCTTAAACCCATTATCTTTCCGATTTCGGTTTTGCTTAACAAGGGATTCTTTTTAACTATATCCAATAACTCCTTTTCAACCTCTGTTGGCTCGTATATCTTAGCAAATAACTCCCTTTCATTGAACTCTAAATGGCTTTCAAACTCGTAATGGTCATCGCTAAATGTAACTTTACGAGATTCTATCTCATCGTATAAGTCTGCACTTTCTCCAAACTCCGCAAAGATTCTTATTTCCTTTTCCCATTCTTGGCTACTCATTTGAACCTCTTGAACCTCAGGCTCAGGCGGTAAGCCTGCCATTTCTCTCATCTCAGGTCGTGTAGCTATTTGTAATAAAGTCTGCTCGGTGAAAGTAGGTTTAAACATCTCCAAAGGCTTAACTTCAATTGTCGCAGTTGCGCCCGATTGATTAGCTAAGTAAGTAAACAACACTTCAAAATGTTGCTGAATAGGCTTAACGTAATTCTGTTCAAATAACTTAAAAGAATCAATCATTTCAGACCTTCCGCCCAATTGACCTTCTGTTCTAATTCCAAAAAACATTGGCGAAGTTATCTTATGCGCTACGAAAATTTCCTCTTGAACTTGCTTATTAAGTAAATCGAATTGCTTGTCTAATTCATTTGGTTGAATAGGAATAACTGTTGGCGCATTGTCTACTCTATCACTAAAGTTTATAATCCATCTGCCCGCATTGTCTGTTCCTTTGTGCCTTCTATTTAATCTGCGAACTAAATCGTCTTTTTCGTCTTGTGTAGGTTCGCCATTATTGAACGATAAAATACCACCAAAAAAGAACTCATTGTGTAAATTACTTCTATGGTAATTAGCTATCTCTACATCACACTCTACATAAGGAATTGCACCGATATACTCGGGTAAAGGATAAGTAGCCGTTGCGGGTCTGTAATCTCTATAATAATAAAT